CCCCGGAGCTGGTGTTCGGACCCTAGGCTTAAGGAAGCCTATTGATCCAAAACCCCACATCGTTAGATGTGGATACTCTCCTAGGAGAGACACCAGTCTCCCACGCGGCTCCTTACGGAAGCCGCACTCCACCACCAGTTAAGGTGATGGAGCCCCATTTGGGCACTTTCGGTGATGCGTCCTCGTAAGGATAGCAGCCGAGTTTACTCGATACTGGATTTCAGTATGGAGGTGCCCACCGTATCTTGATGCGAGCGGATACGGGCCGCCCAGCACGCTCGAGGTGATTTCTATCCTCGAAGGGTTGGTCCCCTCGTTTCAAGAACCACTTCATTAGCGCTCCATAGTCGTCTAGCTGATCGCTAGCCAACTTGGACTCGACGTACGCGCCCCTTACGAGGGGGCGGTGTAAATCGAGGTCATGTCTTGTCTCCTGGCAAGGGAGATAGTGGTCATGACGCACTAGTAGAGCTGATGTTTCTGTCCCGTAAGGGAACGGAATAATCCGTTCGATCAGAGGGTCCAGGAATCGGACCACTTCGCTGTAGTTCAGATGGAACATCTGATTCCGCAGCGAAACGATCGACGTCAGCTCTGAGACGTGCTGTGTGCTCTTGGGGAAGGTCCTTCGACACCGCGCAATGCTAACATCGGCGCCATCGAAGAACTCTTTTCCGCAAGACTCCCTGAACCTTCCGGTCCAGTAGCTCTTGTCGGAATTGACACGAAGCCCAAAAGCTTCGAGCTCCTCAATCACACTAGTCACGTAGTCCGTGGGGACAATGATATCGTCCCCATAGACGCGCACCTTACCCACCAGGGATTTAACATCCCGGTGAGTCAGGGGCCGCTTGAGCGCTCTTTCGATCCCAACGAAGATGATGGTGGTAAACACCAGAGCTTCGAAAGGAAAGCAGAGCGCCGAACCCATAGACGCGAACTTGGCTAGGCGAACAACGCCGAAGCCAGGCACATCAGCCTTCCGACTCCTAGTAGCATCTACAAGGTCCCGAAGGATCTTGTGTCTACTAAGAAGGAGCCGTACATGCTGGTTGGAAACCCGATCCGAAGCCTCACTCAAATCGAGTGTGGCGAGAGCTCCAGTGATGGAGCCCTCTCTCGCGAGCCGTTGGTTTGGCTCTTGGGATTCGAAGCCAACGAGATTGGACGCGTAGTAATCGCGCGCAATCTCTTGCACGATCACCTCGAGAACCCCTTGTTGCATGTATTGCACACAAGTAGGTTCGACGGCGATGATACGCGGAGTTTTCAGTGTCTTGGGGACGTCGATGACCCTTACAGGTCTCTCGTCCCCAGGTTCGAGGATGCGAACGCTGTCAGTCCTCTGCAAAAAGGACTCGGATGGTATGAGGTGCTCCCAATGAGGGAGGCCGCCTTCTTCCAACCGCTGGGTCCACTCCAGAGATTTGTACTTCGCGTTTCCGCGAAGCTTCTCTGCAGTGACACCGGGACCATGCTTGGGAAGGACCGACTCCTGATAGACACGAGAGTCTATCGAAGAGAAGAGAGCTCCCCATAGCATGTTGCTGATGCGCTCAAAGTCTACCAGCCTGTAGGCTTGGTCTGACCCCAAGGTAGCATCAGCAAAACGAACATCCTGCTCACACTCGATGTACTTCGCGTGTGCAGCTCTGACTCGCCTTGGCGAGCAGCGCTCTTCGATCTTTCCAAACAGCAGAGTAATCTGCCGAACGGACCGGATCGAGTGCACA